CCTTCTAAGTGTCCTGTAATTAGTTCAATAGTCTTAATGTGCCGATAAGCATCTTCACGCCTATCACATTCTTCTGCACTTGTGTTAATTATCACACTAATCTGTTCTTTTTTCAAGTTATCTATAACTTCTTTGAAAAAATCATCATTTAATAAGTTTTTAGCCCATTGAGCCATTATTGCTTTGTCGGTCATAAAAGAGATTTAATTTGTTTCTTTGTGAGTTTTCCAGAGTTAAGTAGTCCAAGGAACTCCTCACCATACTTATCTACTGCATCTTTTTTAATCACATATTCACCAGACTGCAACGAGGCATAACCATCGTCTTGACCCATTGGGTTAGAACCCATCAATCTGTTCATAGTAACCATGCCACCATTGGCAAATCCAATTCCATCTGCGCTAATGCCTGATACCCCACCACCATCTGCTGCTGCGGCTGCGGCTTCCCCTGCTGCGGCTGCTGCTGCTGGAGAAGCACCACTAACTGTAGCATCTGCGGCTGCTTGACCTGCGGCTGCGGCTGCGGTTGGAGAAGCACCTGATGCAGTAGCGGCTGTGGCTGCGGCTGTCCCTGCGGCTGCTGCGGCTGCGCCTATACCACCTGATGTTGGAGAGGCATTACCAGTTGTGGCTATGCTATCTGCATCTGCTTGAGATATGGCTGCGGCTTGAGAGGCTGCGGAGGTAGTATTTGCTGAGTTTATTGCTTGAGAAACTAATCCAAGTGGAAAACCAGTAATCATGCCAAGAACAGAAGCTACTGCAGAATTTATTGTATTTGGCGTAACAGTACCATCATCATTTACTGTAAATCCTACATTTCCAGTAGTTGAAGTGCTAACACCATCGCCACCACTATCACCACCAGTAAGACCAATAGTTGTGTCGTCCGTAGCTTTCGTTATGTATTTAGTAATATCAAAAGGCTCAGGAAGTTTTCTAGGTTGAGCCTGTAACAAAGAGCCATAAGCAATTCTTGGTTGGTCAGGTACTAATGTACCCATTGAATCTAGCAATGACCTTGTAGGTGCAAACTGCGTCTGAGGACGATACTGGCTTTGGATACCAGAAACAATGTCCTGATAAGTAGCACTTTTAGGATTGCTTCCACCAACTAAACTAACCAGTTCTTCATATTTCATTCTGTTCTCACTTAGCAATTAAGCCTAAAACATTATTCAATGAAGTGGGCGCACCAACTACATTAGATTGCATGGTTTTTAAACCCAAAGTGTCATTTGCTGGCAAACCTTGAATCATGTTCACAATGCTTTGAGTCGTAGGACGCTGATTTATTAAACCTTGCGCCAAACGCTTAGATTCTCCGAATGATGGAAACAACTCACGCATCTGACCTGCAACAATTGGTGCTTGGTAGATGTTTGCAGGGTTAAAGTTAAATGGTGCGTTAGGAGTTGCAGGGTTATACATGACTGTTGGAGATGTTGCCATTGTTGTAATTGGTGTACCAGCGTCAGTCATAAAAGACTTGTTGTAAACATCCTGACCAAACTGAAACGGAACATTAGCTGTTTTAGCCAAGTTAGCTACAGAGAAGTTAGCAGGTAACCTACCACCATTCTGTGCAGCAATCTGGTCAACCAATGCCTGTACGCCTGTGGAATTTGCTTGTGCTTCCGCTAGTGTCTTTCCAACTCCCAACTGAAAGCCATATTTAGGGTCTAGTGCTGTAACAGCTTGTGGTGTACCAAATGCCTTGTAAACGTCATCCATTGACTTAGCACTAGCCAATGAACCAGTAAGCGTCTTGTACTCAGTAGCTGTTAGCGCACCAGTATTTAAAGCTAGGTTAATTGCTGTTTGTGCTTGCTCACCAGTTAGCGTATCTACGCCATCCTTGACAACTAGCTTACCATTTACAAATGAAGTGGTAATGGGTCTTTGGGTAACTGGACTAATAAACTGAACACTATTACCTGCGACATTCTGAGAAATGTTTGGCAATGTAGAGTCCAACTTAGTGGTCATTGTTGATAAGTCAAATGTCCCATAAGGATTGACGTTTGCATAACGCCCTGCAAATGGGTCACTTTCTAGCGCAGTAACATTGGCTGATAACTGACCAGCCTTTCCAAGCACAGCAGGGTTAAATGGGTCATAACCCAACTTAGCCATCTCAGAAACATACTCAGTTTGCGTAGGGTTACGTCCTAGTGTGCTTCTGTAACCAGAAATAACACTTTGGGTATCGTAGTTATAGCCTTCTGTGCTGTAGTTCAATGCGCCTGTACCAGCAACAGAGTTACCGCCAGTTGTTAGATATGTCGTAGCATCTTTAATTTCTTGTGCTGTAGCATCACGCCCAAACTGATTGTTGTATACGTAATCAATTACGTTTGTAAGTGCCTTTTGTTCTGTGACAAGTGGCTTGCCTACGCTAGTTGCGTATTTATTAACGTCAGCAGTATTAAACCCAAGCACACGCCCGATTTGCTCTGCTGAAACGCCTTGTTTAGCAGCTTCATTAGCTACAGCGTTGTAGAGTTCAGCACCAGTTTTACCTGCAAACTCTTTGTCAATAAACTCTTTAACTAACTTGTCTGAAAAATATGCTGGTGCTGTAGCCATGTTTAACCCCTAATCTCTACGTTGGATGTAATGCCAGCACCAATCTTCATTGCTTTTAATTGTGCTTCTGCTTCAAACTCTTGTTGCTTCAATGCAAAGTAAGCCTGTTGTTTCTCACGCTCTAGTTGCAACTTAGCACCTTCCTTCTCACGCAATAATTGCATCTCAAGACTCGCCTTCTGTTGCGCCATCTCCATGTCAATCTGCATCTGCTGTTGCTTCATCTGCATATCAGCTTGTGCTTTAGCTTGTGCAGCTTGTATCTCAGCCTGAGTTCTAGCCATCAATGCCTGTACCTCTGGGGGCATCTGTTGTTGCTGTGGAGGAGGATTAGAAAGCATCTGGTCTTGCTCTGGCGTAATAGCCTTGTAGAAATCACCAGAGTCCTTGAACCCTGCAATCTCAACCATGCGTCCCAAAGTACCTCTGTACTGAGCAGGTGAAACGTAAGGGTTAGCCACGCCAAACTGACCAATCAATTGCTCTTGTTTAGCAAGAACCATAGACAACATAGCCATCTGTTCTTGTCGATTCCCTGCGCCTAAACCCACATTGATAGACACATCGTATTGGTTAGCCCATGTACGAGGGTCAAACTCCACGAATTCACCTCTCATACGCACCAAACGAGCCTTGTCCTGATACTTACAAAGTAAGTGCAAGATGCCCTTGAACAAAGACTTTACGCCTGTCTCAGCAAAGATTCGAGCAATCATCTCAATCTTACCTGCGCCAGCTTGTTGCATAGAGGCTACTGCTGCTGCTGTGACGTTCTGCAAGATAGAGGGGTCTAGTCCCTGTGAAGCATCACTAACACCTGTACGCTTAGACTGAACTGAGTCGAGATACTGAAGCATTGGGAAAGCCTGTGCTGCCACGTTCTGAACAACTAACTGTTGAACAGCATTAGGAGACTTGGCACGAATAACACCACCTGCTGTAGAGGTAATCAAATCTTCAATGTTGACCTGTCCTTCTACCGCAACTACTCTGGCATTGTTGGTGAGATAAAGGTTATCCAACATCTGCCTAGTGATAGTGGTCTTGATAAGTTGAATGTCTGTTGTTCTGTCTGCCAACGAGTTCCCATAAAACTTATGCGGAATCGGAATAGGACAGCATGAGTGGAAAGGAACATAGTCCACTTCCTCAATCATGTCCTTACCCTTCTCGTCTTGCAAGATTTCGTTACTTGCGTAGAACACTTGGGTAAGAGAAGCTATCCCCTTACCATCCATGTCTGTCTTAACATAGCACTCAAACACCTCAATCTCTTGCATTGAGGGGTCATCAGACTGAATTTGATAGGGTTGCTCACCCCTTGGATACCTAGCTACTCTCTCTGGTGTGTACGCCAAGGCATCACCCATCGCCAAGCCTTCTACCTGCTCTTTGTTGAAACCCATCGCAATCAAGTCACTTCGGGTCAACATCTGCCTATGGGCTACAAAAGGAGAATCCGCAATGGTTCTAGCCTTCTTGCTTATCAGGAATTCTTCTGGGGGTACGTTCTCAATCGTTACCTTGCCTGACTTCTTCTTCTGTTGGACAACTACATTGTGTGTAGCACCCATCACAGGCATACCCATAGGGTCTATAACAGGTTGCCCCATTGGGTCAAATATCGGGAACTCTGTCGTATCTTGCTCGACAATCTCCATGCTCTCATCGCTCATCAGCATTGCTAACTCGTCATCAGACAAGTCAAAGTAACGCTCTTTGGTGACGTTTTCCTTGTTCTGCCAATACGCCTTCACAATGCCGTTCTTCTGCATCAGCGCATCTTTAAACCAATCATGGAGGATAGCTAAACCCTCGTTATCACGGCTAAAAACCCAATTGCAATACTGTGTCGCTTGTTTTGCGGATGCTTCATCGGCAGGGCCTTGTGGCTCAAAGATAACAATATCATCTGAGCCTGTGAATATACGGATTAGAGAGGGCAGCGCACCATCAATCGCCTCGGCTACTTCTCCCGTGACAATAGCACTTTTACCCTCAACTTCATTGCCGTAAGGTTGTCTGAGATACGCTTGTAAAGCCTGTTTACGTTGGTCAACAGTTTCGCTTTCAATGAATCCAATTGCATCATCTATTTCACCTTGCAGAATAGCTTTGAGTTCGTTCTGTTCCATTTGTGTCCTTTGGAGGGCGACCCATTCGGGGCTTATCCGATTGTAATGCTTTTACCACATTTTCTAGCATTTCAAGACGTAATTCAAGTTCTTTTACCTTGGGGGCTAAATTTATACCTTGTCGTTCTGTGTACATCAGACTATCCATTTCGGGGTTTGGTTAATAGGCTTATCCCATGTGCTGTGACCTTCATCAAGTCCAAGGGCTAAGTATCTAAAAGCATCAGAGCCATGACTAGACCAATCATGTAACGGACGCTCATAGAATATCTTACGCTTCTCATCGTAATCTCTGTGGTAGTTTCTCAAGCAATTCAGACCTATCTGCACTTTGGGTACGTTAAACCAGCACCTTGGAAGCAATCGTCTTACCGCTTGGATGCCATCATCTAGTCCCATCCTCGGTGCTATCTTGGCATCTAGTCCTGATTCCTCAAGCATCTCAAGTCTGCTTTTGCCTGTGCCTAACTCCCTGACCCTAACGTCATGGGGCAAAATATGCTCTGCTTTTGTGTAGTCGTTGTCCTTAATCCACTTCACATAGTGGTCTAAACCTACACCATGATTCTCGTAGTAATCAAGCAAACGCACCTCAGAGCCTACTAACTGAGCCACCCAGATACTTGTAGAGTCCCCCATGCCCAAGTCCCAAGCAGTAAAGGTTCTGCTTAGTTCCTCCCAAGGAATCTCCTGCATATGCTTCTTTTCTTCTAGCTCTCCAAGGAGTTCCCCATAGTAAGAACCCTCTACAGGCGCATCAAAACTACACTCAAACTCTTGGGCATACTTACTTTCACCCATTTCGTTCTTAGCAGCACTCAGTTCTTTGCTGTCCACCACCCCTGTCTCTGAGGCTTTAAACTCTAGCAAACCCCAACCTTCCTCGGTTTTAGCCCTGTCTCGCAACTCTTTAAAGTGGTTGTGTCCCTTTGGAGTACCGATAAAGAGACACCAGCCCTTACGATCTACAATGCTTGGTCTGATGATGTCTGTCCATATCTTAGGGTTTTGGTCACCCACCTCGTCTACGATAACCCCATCAAAGAATTGCCCTCGGAGGGAATCAGGGTTGTCTGAGCCATATAGCTGAATACGCCTACCCCAGAAGTCAACTCGCAGTTCTGAGATGTTGTTAGTACCGCCTAGAGGTGTAGTGTATTTAACGAGGTAGTCCCAAGCTACCCTCTTAGCCTGTCCATAGGTAGGCGCAATGTAGGCGTATCTCGGTGTTTCTTGCTCGTTTAGCACCGCCTCACGGATTATGTGATTAAGCGCAGCCACAGTCTTACCAAACCTACGATGAGCCACTACCACAGCAAACCTGTTGCCATCTAGTAACTCATGTATCTTTAGTTGGTGTTCCCTTGGTTTATAGGGAATTTCGATTACTTCGCCCATGTAACAACGTGCTGTATTGGTTGGTTAGGGTTGCCAGACACTTCTGTTCTAGCTAACTTAGGAATATGGTACTCAATAGCCCTGAGATATAAGTCAGCAGCCTTCGCAGGGTCTGGTCTATTACCACCTATGCCTTCAGCTACATCGTCTAGCCATTGTTGCAACTTATGTGCGTTCTCATCAGCAAAAGAAGCTATGACCTCTCTGACGATAACTGTAGACTTATTGGTAGCCCCTTTAGGTCTTCCTCTACCCCTATTGGTTAGGTTTTCGGGTTTTCCCACCTCTAATTTATTCATTTTTATCACTCCGCTATGGGTTGGTGAAGTTTGCTATACAAGAAATATTGTGAGATAATTATAGTTCAAGTTTAATTAAGTCAAAGGTTTATATGAAAGTTACGATTACGCAAGATAAAACACTCAGCACAGACGCTGTTTATGACGATGAAGCAAAGAGCCTACCACCAGAAGAATTGGCTAGTTTCATAGAAGATGCAATTAGACACCTGCATACTCATCTTTTAACACTCCACTCAGTCCAAGAGTCCTAACTCTTTTTCGGCTATGTACCTGTAGTAGTTGTCAATCATCTCTTGGTCAACAACATCAGATACGCCAGCCTTACGCTTTTCTAATGCGCCAATTACATTGCTTCTCATGTCTCCAGTTTTACCAGCAAACTCACGTTCAATCTTTCCATAAGATTTAGGCAGTAAGATTTCTAAAGGTACGTTACCAAGCAAACCACCCTCAAGTGAGCCAGCATAAGTACCCCCAAAGTTTGTGCTGTAAGACCTATGGTTTGATGGGGTGAGCAATCCTTCTGGGTTTGCCTTAATGATGGTATTGCCAGCATAACCTCTAGGCAGACCACGCAAAGCCTCATCTGTTAAGGCATTTACTAAATCTTCTTCATTAAAACCAATAGCTTTTTGGTTATCTTTTAAGTACATCCTGTTAACAAATGCTTTTCTCAATTCGCCAGCCGTATCGTTTACACCTTCACCAGTAAACAACTGCTTTTGTCCCTCAATCGTTTCAATGCCTTTAAA